TTCAGCATTACGCTTCAAGTATATCGAGCATTTGCTCAATCGTATTCGTAGAATCCACATTCTTTAGACGGATCTTATAGATGCTAAGGGCTGCCTTGAACGCTTTGGTGTCAAGACGAGCCTTAAACTCTTCCATCAATTCTTTTTTATCTTCTCGGAGAGTATCCATCTCCGACTCAATTGTAGTTAAGCGAGTCATAAACTCTTTTACTGCGCCTTCAAACTCATTGGACATTTTTATTCCTTTCATGAATAAGTTCAATTTTATCTGGTGTGGTGATTACTTTTTCACCGTCTACTAGTACATCAACCCAAAGGAGACTTTCAAAATCAATATCTTGAGAGACTTCCAAGAGAATCCCTGTCTTCCAGTAATGATCAAGCTCCATCGTTGAAGGATCTCGACTAGTCATCAAAACTTCTACTAAATCCCCTGCTCGGGGTTGCTTTCTTGAGGTCATTTCTATTTACTCAATTTTTCTCGAAGCTTCTTCATCTCTTTCTCTTTCGCCTTGTCCAGACGATCGATATCAACATGAGTGTTAAACTTCTCCGGAGAGTCGNGNCTATCCAGGGCAAAAAGATCTCCGAGTTCAGCTGCTAGAAAACTATCTTCGTTCTTGTCAGAAATATAGAGCATAGCGCGGTGGGCGGCATGCATCCAGAAGGCGTCTTCTAACTCTTCCTTATTAGCCATCTCGCGGAACTTACCAACCTCTTCTGAGATGGTTGCTGTTATCTTATCGCAGGATTTGCGCAACTGACGCTTGAGACGATTGGTCTTAACCTTATCTTCTTTNCCTGCTGCTTTAACTACTCTAAACCCCATGAAACCTCCAGTATTTTCTACAGTGATGACTTTTCTTTATCNGGCGGATTGTGAGGTGTTCCGCCTTCTGTATCAACTTCCTTGAAGTTGCCGCCCTTCCTCTTGGGAATTCCACCCTTAACTCTGGCAGTTGCAATGTTGTTTGCTTCTTCAATCCGCTTGTTATTCACTGAGCATCCTGGGCATNTTTCTTTTTTATTTGGCNCTTTAGTTGTAGTCATCCCACAACCATTTAGGCACCTGTATCTTGTCACTNAAATTAGCTGTCCGCTTATTTCGATCTTATCTTTGAATTTTTTCCACTTACTTGCGTTTCTCATTTTTCTCCACAGAGTTTTGAGGTTAGTGAGATCTATATAACATGTTTTTGAAATTTGTTTATTTTAGACGACGATTTTGAGCTAAAAGTCGATATCCCCAGTCGGCGAACAATCCGAATATGGCGATGTCAGCAAGGGCGTCAAGAGTCGACCCTGGAAGAACAATCGACGCAAGAATAACAGTGATTCCGGCGAGTCGTAAAGTATTTTTATTGATTTCAGACATTTTATTTCCTTCGTATTTCTACTAATCGATCAAGATACCAGAGTGCTTTCTCTAAGTCCTCAATCTCGTTTCCTTTATACGGTGCTCTAAGCAGATACTTTAGCACATTGCCTTCATGAAATCCCAAATTCCACTCTTCAATTACGTCGAGAACTTCAATTTTGCCAATATTGTAATGATTGGGATGATTAACTTTGCTCATGTATGTTTTATACTGCAAGGGATTCAATTGTATTACTTGTCTTGAACAAGAACGATCTCATCTTCATAAACCCAGACTGAGTTTCCACTTAACAAGATCTTGTAGTCGAAAGTTCTATCACCTGACACGGGTGTTACATGAGATCGGCATGACAAATACGTTCTTCTACCGATGATGACGCCCACTCCGCTTGATTTTTCTAAACCAAATATTTCCAAGACATTGTGCTGGAGTGACTTCTTCAGTCTAACTAAATCCCCGATCTTAAACTTAGGGGGCGCGGTCGGCGATCCATTCATCATATCGCTTCCGGATGAGGCGCGTGATTCTGATTGATGATCGCTGGTATCTTTCTATTACTTTTCTTGCTTTTGAGTGTCGCCATTTTGGTCCCCCGTTATAACAAGCAAAAATATTATCACCTTGACATGCTTTAAATCTATAGAAATCACGCAATATAAATACGGCGTGACGAGCACTAGTTCGGGGGTTCATGTTACTTTTTACAAAATCTTTTTTAGAATTGTAACCCAACTTCTTATACCACCATCTTGCATTGATCTGGAACAATCCATAATCCCCAGTATGAGAAACAATGTTTGAATAGAATGATGACTCTTTAAATGCGATAGTAAGCAATAAAACTTTATCGAAGTTTTCTTCTTTGGCAGTCTCTAATATAATACTAACGTTTGTTAGCTGCTCAGAATTTAAGCGCCCTAACACAGACGCTGCGTGGAAATATGTTATTTCTAGTTCATCGTCGGGAACAGCAGCGAGATGGATTGTAGGAGTATCATCTTCATACTTTTCATATACAGGAGCCGGCTCATTACACCCATTGCATGACGCAAGGAGAATTAATGCGGGAAGATATTTTTTTAACATAGTCAACCTCAAGTTTTTTATTATACTCTGCATTTTTCTAATCTTAAGAAGATATTATCGTCTATAGAAAACAAAGCACTTGTTAAACATGCAGAATTTATAAACGTCTCTATCTTCTTCTATTACAGAATCAACAATCGCTCGAATAGAATCGTGCGGAGAAGCAATAGATAAGTTTTCTAGCTTGTCGACGCCGGCGTAGATAACTCCGACGATCTGCATAGAAGAGTTTAAGATAGGTGAGCCTGAAGATCCTGGGCGTGTTGGAATAGAAAACACTGCTTCGTGAACACCTGGCCTTCCAGAGTAAAACCCTTCAAAGATCATAACTGTTTTTCTTCCAAAATATCCGTACGGGGCAGCCATATTATAAACTCTTTCCCCTCTAGCTGGTGGGTCTTCAGCAATATCCAGGTATTTTAGATTTGCATCCGGGTGGAGAAGAACCTTCAAGACGCATAAATCGTTTTTAGAATCAATTCGAATAACTTCTGTTGACATTTTATTGAGATTCTCATCAACGACTGTGATCGCTGACGTCAATATTGTTATTTTCATTTCATCCTTGAGATTTTTTGGGATCTTTGGCTTTGCGCAAGAATGGCCTGCAGTTAGAAAAAATCCGTAATCAGAATTACTTCTACTTCTAGCAAAGAAAGCCCCCGAAGACGTGGAGGCAGACGTCTTAATTGTGCACTGGTCGCCGTGACATATTTTCAAAAGCATTGAGTGTCGAATCATTCCAAATGCTTCAGTCGCCATATAGACTCTATTCGGTGACACATAACAGCTGCTTAATGGGAGCAGACAAAATAAAGTTACAGCAGGAAGTATATTTTTTATGATTTTTTCCATATTAGTAAATATGTAGGAACGCGCATACACATATAAAAATATTGCGCTAAGTAGTCTCGGAGCATTTCCCATGAAATTTTTAAAAAACTCTGTCGTTGGCTTAGTTGCCATCTTCATCGCGCTAGCTTTTTTAAACAAAGGCGGCATCAAACAAAAAGAACAAGCTTGGACAAAAAATGGCAATGAATGGTCATATGTCGGAACCAAGTCAGATGAAAAAAAGCAAATACACATTATAGAAACTTCTACTATTAACGACAAAGAAATATTTAATACTGTGATAAAGATGCCTTTTGTCACACTAGAGGGCGCAGATCAATCTCATGGTAAAAATTGGAGAAAAAACTAGACTTGGTATTCTGCTCAGCCTTTTAGCTGTAGCAGGATTAACATACTACGAAATTTCTCATAGGCCCGCCCTAGTATTTAAAAAAGACACTTCATATTTTATGTCCGGGAAGAATCGGGACTGCAACTGGCAAGTGTTTTTTGAGAAAGATGTTTATCTAAAAAGAGGCTCTTTCTCAAATGTATTCATTGGATTACCTGAAAAACAAAAACTCGGGGCGATCAAAGGAATCGTAGAGTCAACTGACTCTGATCTTCTTTTAGCTTTTTCATTTCCCGGAAAGTTTAGCAGTCCTCCCATAGTGCTGACGTCTAGACATCAATCAATCAAAATCCCCTATGAATCAGTTAGGTTCAAGCTGCTCAATAGCAGCATTTTAACTATCTTAATCTACAAAGACCAAGAAACTTGTATGAAGATGAGGGGCCGTTGATGAAAAAAGTTCTAATCATGCTTTCACTCTTATCAGTCATCAGCTGCTCAGACGATCCAGAGCTGGTCGCGCTTGAGTGCTCGCCTGGCAGCGTGAGAAATTGTGATGAGAGCGGTGCAGTTGTAGCAGATAACCTATCAAGCTTGGTAAGAAACGGTATATGTTCCTACGGTAAGCAGCACTGCTCCTTTGACGGCTGGGGTGAGTGCATCGGAGCTCAAGGTCCTGAAGCTGAGGTTTGTGATGGTTTAGATAATGACTGCAATGGGCAAATTGATGATGAGTACCCCGAAAAAAATGAGCTATGTGGATTCGTCGGGGGCGTGAATTATAGTGAGGGAATATGCCAGCCAGGCGTCTACCAGTGTGAAGACGGGACTATTAAATGCGAAGGACACATCGGACCTGAACTTGAGGTTTGTGATGGGATTGATAATAATTGCAGCGGAGAAATTGACGAACATATTGTCAACCAGACAGCTGTAGTTTGTTATGACGGGCCACCGGGGACGATGAGGGTTGGAATTTGCAGAGCTGGGATCTCATACTGCACAGACGCAGTCATGACCCACTGCGAGGGACAAATCCTCCCAGAAGAAGAAAGATGCGACGGGATTGATAATAACTGTGACGGTGTTATCGACGAAGGATTTGAAGAAAGGCCTGCGGAAATAATTTTTGTTGTTGATGCATCAGGTTCATTTAGTGATGAAATCAACTCAATGATTGGCGGGATTCGGCCGCTTCTCTCAGATCCTATTACGGAAAGATTTAAGTTTGGCCTAGTAGTCATTGGAATGAGAGAACCGGAGAGAGATCCTGAGAGCAACTACAAGCACTTGATTAAAGCGTCTGATTTAGTCCCACGTGATGAGTTTCTGACTTACCTTGAAGAAATACTAACAACTCACATGAGCAATTCTGGTGGACAGGAACCATCATACGATGCGATTGTCGGGATTTCCAACGGAGATATCTCTTTTGACTTCTCTGAAAATGCACAAAAGATCATTGTTCTTATGACTGACGAGCCTGGACAAACTTATGCAACACCTGGGAATAACGAAATGCTGGCGGCGCAAGCTGTTAGGGACGGATCTTTTGGAATCTATATCTTTTCTTTAGCAGAGCACTTTTACTCATTTGATGATATAGTAAGAGATCATAGTCACTTACACTCTGCTACGTCAGACCCTAATACTGTGTTTAGTCAGCTTCAAACTATGTTTGATGATATCTGCAGATAAGCTACTTATCAGTTGGGCACCATTCAGGCTTAATCCAGTTTTGTTCTGCACACAGATGATTCTCAAGTTTTTCAAAATCCATCATTGAGATCGGTGTTGCAAAAACAATAGACTCAAGAAGCTGCGGGACATATCCCCTTCCCACAGGAAGTGCGACTAATACCCCGACAAAATATCCTTGCTTGTCAAAAAATCCTGAACCTGAGGCGCCTGGCCATCCGTACGTATGTATGGTGATCTTAGTTCTGTCATTAGATATCTTCTCTATGCCGGCGACATCACCTCTCAGAGTAAGAAGATCATGATGACCAGGGTACCCTGAATACGTTAGCGTTTCACCGATCTCTGGGAGCGAACGATTTACTTTTAAGGGTACAGCCAAAATAGATTCTAGCTTCTTTACTGCAAGGACACAGATGTCCTCTTCGCGATCAAAATAAACAATCCATCCTTTTTGTCTTTCTCTTTCAGGTGTTACAACCCAAACATATGACTGGGTTGATGCATCTACAACATGGGCGGCAGTAATTACCAAGTGGCGCTTTTTATATGTAACGTATGTTCCACTTCCTCGGCCGCTATTTGGTGTAAAGACTTTAACTGTCGCATATCTAGATCGAAGCTCATATGGGTTTAGAGTTTCAACTGGGGTTGCGTTGCCCCAAAAAAACTCTGTTAGGGCTTTTTTGTCATCTTTACACACGGGCGCAGGCTGATCAGAGCTGCAGCTTACAGCTAAGATGAATATAGAACACAAAGATAAAATATTTTTCATAATACTCTTTCAAAAAAATTTGGAGGAGAGTGAGGGATTCGAACCCTCGGTAGATTGCTCTACAGCCGCGTTCCAGGCGACCACCTTCGACCGCTCGGTCAACTCTCCATAACAGGTGCTAAGTATTAATCTAAAATAACTTTCTCGTTAGTCTTCCAGTTTCTCAAATAGACGGTGCAAAGACCTTGCTTATAGGCCAAATTTAGATCTTTGACTTTTAACCAAGCTGTTTGCCGATCGCTATATGTAAACAAAGTGTGATGAGATCTCCCTCGGCCCTTTCTTCCTTCGAAATCCAAGCATACATGCCAAGGGTGTGTATCAGATTGACAAAAGTTTGACTTACGTTCCCAGGGCCATGCCTCAGTATCACCTGTTTTCTTAGCCTTGCCGATTGGTCGCTTGTACTTATTAGACATCTTTAACTCCGAATGATTGATTATACTGTCTATAGTCCGCAAGTATAACAGAGATCATTCTGGGAACTCTGGGATATACTTATTTATCTAATCCCTGGATTCCTCATCTATTGCTTGCTGTGTAGAAACGCTTANCACCATCTCATGCAATCGTCCGGGAGAAATTTTTTCATATGTTATAGGAAAAATTCCAGCTGTAATTAGCGCATGAGCGATCCACTGTGAGCAGTACCACTTTCTGTCGTGTTTAATCATATACGGTACGAACTGTGATATTATCATACCGATCCAATCATATTTCTGTCCTGCTGTTTGCTCATAGAATCTGAATATGTTTTTTAGTTGAAGATCATCTACTTTTAGTTCTACTTTCTTCCAGTCCTTGTCGTCACAACAGAAGTCTTCTTGAACCATTCGGACAACGCCTTCTTCTTCTGGGCAAATTCCTGCCGTTATCCCCCCTGGGAGGATAAGCTCGGCGTGAAGATATGGGCTCTTAGTCCACCATGCAATAATCTTTTGGCGCCAATCTTGCGCGGGAGCACAATAAAATGCGACCCAGATTGAATTCACAAGGTTCCTAGATTAGTTTTTTGTCTTCTTAGAAGATGTTTTCTTGGTGCGAGATGAAGTCTTAGACTTTTTAGCAGACGATGTAGCTTTGGTTGTCTTCTTAGATCGACGCTTTTTCGTCTTTGTTGCTTTTTCTAGATCAGGATCAACTGACAGTGAATTGATGATTGCCTGCGCTGGTTCAGTTGCATCATTCACCTTTGAAGTTTCAATTGATTCTACTTCTAGCACATCCTCTGTTTCGTCAGTGGTAGCTTCCTCAACTTGATCATCTTTAGCAGTTGAAGTTTTTTCCTTGGGGCGAGCTGTAAGTGACGGGGGATTTAAATCACTCAGGCTTATTCTTGCGGTTGATGCCATTTTTTTCTCCTTGTTTATCCCTGGTAAGGGCCCGTTGTTTTTTTGGGGCATCCAGGCTTGTAATATATTCTATCAAATCTTTCTTAGCTGTGGAAGCTAAAATCGACCATTTTTTTGCCTGCGAAACATCACCCATAGCGTAACAAGCATCTGATTTGTACGCAAACTCATCGATTAAGTCTGCATACATTTCTAATGTCTCGTACGGTGGTGTGATGTTCACAATCTTATTCATTCAAACTTCACGTATTCTGACAAGATGTTATCTACTTTCCTGATTAGGGTCTCTAGCTCAGTTGCCACATCGCTCTGCTTAAGAATTCCGATGTCGGCGCCGGGGGCTTTCTTCATATCAAGCGAGTTATAGAACTCAATTAAATGTGTTCTAACCCCAACAATCTTTTGAATATCTTCTTGTTTCATTTTTCTTCCTTTGAGGTCGCGGTGCCTCGTTAATAATTATGTGCAATTCTTAATTAGCCACTCATGGTACCAATTTAAAGCGTGGTCCTTTGGTTGGGCGTCTTTCCAGGCCGGAGTACAGAAAATCTTCCATGCGTCATTTCCATACTTGCCAATACCATATAGCTCAATTGGCTCAGACCAATTCTTTTCTAAATATTCTCTAGACATTGTAACTAGTGTTTTAGCCCTACGTTTACTTAAACCGATCGGCTTTAAAAGATCCGCGAGAAAATCTTCCTGGGCGTTCATCGCATCTTGAGGTGTAGGGTATAAGTCAAAAAACTTTCTCATGATAGGTTCAGCTGTGAACCGCCTCGTAAGATTACAAAAAACACATGAAACCAAAACTTTCCACGGATCCTTATAGAGCTCTTCCTGAATTAGGCCGAAGGGCGATTTCGGTGGGTTCCAATTATTGGTCACTTCTAATTTCCTGGAATTTTTCAATTAAGTCTTTTTCCTTGGGGGAAAGATACTCAGGTATCTTCACTTTTATAGAGACTATATGATCTCCGCCATTGACTCCCAGCTTACCAAGCTTTAACAGCGTGTCATGTTGAGTCCCAGGTGGAACGTTTAAGTTTTTCTTGCCGCTTGAAAGCGTCTCTATTTTAACGATATCACCTAACATTGCCTGGCTTACGCTTACATGCAAATCTGTATGAATGTCATTTCCTATTCTCTCAAACTTGTCATGCTTTCTTACGTGAACAACAAGGAAAAGATTCCCCGGGTAGCCCACGCTTGTCTCATGACCCATTCCTTTTAGCCGGACAACAGATCCGTCTGATACACCCGCTGGGATCTTAACAGTTATAGTCTTGTGTTTTTGATTTACACCTTTGCCGCTACAAGAAATGCAAGGGTCAATAAGTATGTTTCCAGAACCTGAACACTGGGGGCAATCTGATACAAAAGCAAAAAAACCTTGTTGATGTGTAATGTTTCCTGCGCCGTGACATGATGAGCAAATTTTTGACCCATCTTTAGAAGTAGTCCCTTTTCCGCTGCAAGGCTGGCACTGTCTTTTTGGGTCATAATTTATGCTTACTTCTCCGCCGCTAGAGGCTTGCTCAAGCGTAACCATAACCTGCGCTCTAATGTCTGCGCCTTTTTTTGCTTGTTTTCCTCGGCTGGTTTGCCCGGAGAATACGTCTTCAAACCCGCCACCGAAATTTCTAAAAAAATCGCTTACATTAGAGGGGTTTGCGCTNCCGTGAAATCCTCGAGGGGCNGGATCGGGTGTACCATATTTGTCAAAATTCTTTCGCTTTTCAGGATCGCTGAGAATTGAATACGCAGCACTTATCTCTTTGAATCTTTCATCTGCGTCAGGAATATCTGAAGTATCTGGGTGAAACTTCTTTGCTAGATTTCGATAAGCTTTTTTTAGCTCACGAGCTGAGACTGTTTTCTCAACATCTAGCACTTCATAGGGATTTTTCACAACATGCTCTCAGATACTATATCTTATCAAAAAAAGAGCTTTTTGTTCACATGGGGGACTTTTTATAAACGAGCTCATATGCGAACTCTACTGCAGGGCGAAGATATTCCAGAAGCCTTTTGTCATCGACCAACTCTCTGAGTGGTATCATCCTTGCTGCGCGATGTTCAAATATACCTGTGTGTGGGTTTCGTTGCATCTCAGGCTCTTGCTCTGTCTCAGCAACATACATTACAGTAGCTTCAGACTCTAGCGGGTCAGTTCCGTACTTAAAATTCAGTTCAGTAATTGAAGCTTCTTCTTCAGCTTCTCGGATCGCTGCTTCAAGAGGATTTTCTCCAGGATCGATTATTCCTTTGGTGAGGTCGATCTTTCCTGTATGCGTCATCAAGCATACAACGTGTGGTTCTCCGTCTTGCTCTCTTAAAATTACTATTCCGGCTGCTGGCTTATATCTCATTATGATCTCCGTATTATTAACTATACGTTAATCCTTTCAAATCCAATAAACTTTATATTATCTAGCGATTTTTTTAAAGGCTTGCAAAGATCTGTTGTCAAATATTTCATAGCAGAGTCGCATAAAACCGTAACCGTAACAACATTACGCTTTGAACTTGTAGCGATATCAAGGGCGCCGTAAATATTAGCCCCTGATGAGATTCCTACCGAGAGACCCCCTTGGTTTATCATTTGAGCTACACAAAGAGCATCTTCATCATCTACTCTGATCTCNGAATGAAGCGAATTTAACTTTAAAATCTCAGGAACAAAGGAGTCACCGATGCCTTCTATTCTATGCATCCCTCCGTTTTCCTCATGATTCACAGGAAAAATTGGGTGCACTCTTACGTTTAAGTTCTGTATCTTTAAGGCGCCTCCAGTACCCATCACTGTCCCACCAGTTCCTGCGCCGGCGACGAAAGCATCTATGGTCTCATTGATTCCATTCATTACTTTTTGTATCTCTGGCCCAGTTGTCGCCCTATGAGCCTCTACATTTTCCCAGTTAGAAAATTGAGACGGATAGAAAACACCTTCATTTTCTGCTTCTGCGGCAGCCATCTCTAAAGATCCTGGGAACCCACCTTGCTCTTCAGTTACTTCAACAACCTCAGAACCATACAATCTCATTAGAGACTTTCTCTCTTCACTCATCCACTCGGGCATGTAAATTTTAACTTTATGACCTAAGGCCGCGCCCATAGCAGAGAAAGCAATTCCAGTATTTCCTGACGTTGCTTCTACTATTAGATCGCCTGATCTTAACCTTCTGACTTGATACGCATGACGCAAGATACGGATTGCCATTCTATCTTTAATGCTACCTGAGAAGTTGGTTGCTTCGTACTTAGCGAAAATATGACACGGTTTTCCATCAACAATAAAAAACAGCTTTAAAAGAGGGGTGTTGCCCACTAAAGATTCAATTCTAGTTAGCTTTTCTTCTATTGCGGGATCGATGTCCGTCATAGCTTATTTCCATATCTTGCTTTTAAGTTTTGTCCAGGTAGTTTGGGAGAAAGATCTACCTTCCCCCTTTACGCTAAAGGGTCGTTATCTTTTTTCTTTTTTGGGCGGCCCTTTTTTGGTTTGGGTTCTTGGGCTGCATTGATCTTATCTATGTTTTTTTGCAAAGACTCAGTCTTCTTTTTAAGAGATGTATTATTTGCCTCAAGGGCGGTGAGTTGGCCTTTTAGCTGTGCTATCTCTTTGCCTCTGTCTGCAAGGGTTTTTCCAGCGTCTGCTAGCTTATCATTCAACACTGTAACAAGATTTTCTAATGAGCCAATTGACTTTTTACTAATTTCATCAAACTGATCTATTAGACTTTTTGATTGTTTCAACAAGGGAAGTAAGTGATCACATGCCTCTGCGTACCCTGACTTTCGGCCTTTTTCAAAGGTGTCATCCTTCACTATAGCCAACCAGTCATTACAACTATCAATCAGAGTTTTTTTGTCTAAAACACTTCGATGACTATCTATCGCATTTTGAACTGTCTCCGCTGAGCCAGTGAGCTTTTCATCGATGATAGCTTTAGCATCTTCTAGCGTTTTTTTCAATGCGGCTATTTGTTCTTTCATTTTCTCTACCTCGTATACATGTCAGCAATTGCAGCAGCGAATGCGTCAGGCTTTGTAATACATTTAAACCCACATCCTTTTACCATACCGACCATTTCATCGTAAAACTTGTTTGACTCAAACCTATCGTCTGGATTGATATCTACATGAACTGTTAGATCTCTTCCGCAGATTTCCTGGAGAGCTGATGCTATTTGTATTGAATCTAATACTTCTAGCTGCAGTCTTTTATAGAGAGACGTTGGAGTTTCTGGTTTCTTCGCTCTCCAGAATACGATCACTCCGTGCCCAGGATCCCTAAAGCAAATTGTACTAATTAGTCTAAACTTCTCTCCATTCAAGCAAGAATCACTTCCGACATGAAGGTTGTATTGATCAGTATTAAACTTTTTAATTTTTTCTTCGATGTCTACTTCAGTACCTGACAGGGTCTTCCAACAGCCCTCAATCATTTTTTTCTTCTTTTGTAACAGCTTTAACATATTTTTTAGCAGACTGATATTGCATATAGTAATACGCAAAACATACTGGCCACGCTCCTGCTATTGGAGAAACACCAAAAAGAGCAATGTCCAGAATAAGCATTGCTGCAAAGAAAATCATTCCAACTCGATAAAAACCTAAAAACCCATTTGCATCCATTATTGATCTCCTGTTTGGAAACTACTCAATAATAACTAATAGGAATTTAAGATTTCTATCAAATTCTCAGGGCTAGTTATAGGATGATTCTTTTCACACTTAGCAGCGATTTCCCAATCATTCCCATAGGGTACAATATTATCCCCAAAAAATATGCAATCTTCGGGGCCTTCATCAATGTTGTTCAAAGCATAAGTCTTATCCCAGCCGCATCTCGTAATATCAATTGAAATCTGGCCGCCTTTTCTAAAAGAGAGACCGTATCCTTTGAACTCCTTCTCTAAGAATTCGATTGCTTTATCTCGATCACCTGACTTCTTATCCCAGGCTACATAGTCTTCGCGCTGATCTTGTGAGCAGTTTCTGCCAATCAAAGAAAAGTTAATTTGACTTCCTCGCCACTCCACAAACGTTCCAGTTTTAAATTTGGAATGATTTTTAGAAGCATATTTTAGCAAAACAGATACAATGTGATTCAAATCAGACTGGGAATAATGATCTGTAAGATCAACCTTGTGAATTAATTCTGGTTCTTGACATCCCCACTCATCATCTGGATCTAAATTAGTATTGTATACGACAGTACCGTTGCAGCAACAAACTTTTTCAAAGAGGCGTAAGAGATTATCTTTTCCAATCTGTTCTTCTACTTTGGCGTAATTAGAGCCTGTCACTAAATACATCTTATGCGTAGCTGCGTACCTCGCAGTCGCAGTAGAGCCTGGAGTACGGGCTTAGTTATCTTTTGGCGTGATCCTGTCAGCGTTCCGTCCATGTCAAAAATGAGAGCCTTACGCATTGTCGGCGTCCTCCACAATTGAAGCGTCTACTGTAAGCATCAACCCTGATACTGACGCTGCGTTTTCTAGCGCACATCGGGTTACTTTTACCGGGTCGATGATTCCAGCTTCAATCATATCACCAAACGTATCGTTTGAAGCATCGTAGCCTTGTGAGCCATCTTTCTCTTGGATCTTTGCCATTACAATTACTGGCTCGCCGCCGGCGTTTCGAACGATCTGGGAGAGGGGTGCTTGGCATGCTCTTCTGACGATATTTCTTCCGATAGATCTACCAGTCACCCCCTCTGTAGCATCGGATAGACTTGAAGCAGCTCTGACCAAGGCAACCCCACCCCCAGGAACGATTCCTTCTTCAATCGCGGCACGTGTTGCATTAAGCGCATCGTCCACGCGATCTTTCTTTTCTTTGACTTCCAATTCAGTTGCTCCTCCAACACGGAGAACCGCAACACCACCGTTAAGCTTTGCAATTCGATCTCGAACAAAATCACGCTCTTGATCTGAGATTGTGAAATCTTCTACTCGACTACGGAGATCTTTTACTTTTTCAGCAACTTCTTCTGTTCTATCATTGTTACCCACTAAGATAGTACTAGTTCTGCTGCAAACAACTTTCTTTGCCTGCCCCAGGTGCTCAGTTGTAACGTCGGAGAAACTAATTCCTGTAGCATCTGAGATTATTTGAGCTCCCGTAAGAGTTGCAAGATCAGACATTAGATCTAATTTTCCTGCCCCGAAACCAGGGGAGTTGATTGCACAAACTTCCAAGACACCTTTCATCTTATTTACAACTAGGCCTTGCAAAGCCTCACCTTCAATTTCCTCAGCTACAAATAAGATGGGACGTTTTTCTTGAACTACTTTTTCTAGAACAGTAACGATATCAGCGAGTGCTGTAAGTTTTCTTGTAGTGAGAAAAATATAAGGATTTTTAAGTTCTGCTGTCATCTTATCTGAATTTGTTGCAAAATACGGGGAAACATATCCTCTATCTACTTGCATGCCTTCGACAACGTCTAAGGTTGTGTCAAATCCTTTTGCTTCTTCGACAGTAACTACCCCTTCACGACCAACTCGGTCGACGGCTTTGGCAATTAGAGCACCGATTTCAACATCTCCGTTAGCAGAGATTGTGGCGACTTGTTGAATCTTATCTATGTCTTCTACAGGATCAGACAAGCCTTTCAGGTAATCAACTATCTCAGACACAGCTTCGTCAATCCCTGCCTTGATATCAGTTGAAGAGTAGCCGTTGCCCAGCATCCGGAGGCCTTCTGCATATATTGCTTGAGATAGCACGGTTGCAGTTGTGGTTCCGTCACCTGCCACATCATTTGTGCGAGAAGCGACCTCCTTTACCATCTGTGCGCCTAAGTTAAGGAAGCGCTCCTTAAGGTTGATAGCACGAGCAACACTTACGCCGTCTTTGGTTACAGTAGGCGGGCGGTCTGGGTGCTCAATAACAACATTTTTTCCTTTTGGGCCGAGCGTTACTTTAACTGCATCAGCTAAGATGTTGACACCCTCTAAAAGGCGCTGTCTTGCATCATCATTAAAAGCAACCTTTTTATCAGTCTCAAACTTCATACTAATCTCTCAGGATTCTTTTTGCGGTTCCCTCTAGAAGATTAGATGGAACTTGCACAACCCGACGGGATTGGCTTACAACATTAAAGGCGACGAATAAATCACCTTCTTTAAGAACAACCTCTTCTTGCTCTATTACTTTAGATTGACGTAAAACATTTATTATGTCATCCGGTAAATATTTCATTTTTTAAACCTCTCGTTTTCATCAGGCGAAATGATCCATACTTTATCATACGAAACATTATAACGCAAAGATAGCAGCTTTGAATAAAAATCATGTGTATCATCTGACATGTTTATTTCTGAATCTATTGTTTCCATTGCGTATAGACAGCAGTGATCTTCTACAAAGACCCTGTACATCGAAAAACTACCTGTAAAAGCTTCTTGAATATCCATAGCATATTTTCTAATTCATTTTATGAAAAAATGACTAAAAAGTAAAAGTGCTATTTTTGGATAGCAGGAACCCAGTGCGTTGTTCGACCGTCAGCAGTTTTCTCCCTTACGACTGGATTTCCAACTGGATCGAATTTCTTATTATAGACGGCGAATCTATCTGTAGCGTCGCCTGCTTCACCGTAAAAATCTGTGTATGATTTTATAGTTGCCCCTCCGCTTTCAAAGGAGTTTAGAAGCACAGAGCGCGTCGCTTTATTTAGCACTTGAACTTCTTCGCTTGTAAGTGTCTCAACAATCCTGTTAGGAGAAATTCTCGCAAGATAAAGTGATTCTGCTTTGACATAGTTTCCCACTCCAGATAAAACTGACTGGTCCATTATGGCTTCAGCTACTGTCTTCTTTTTCTTCTTAGAGATTCTCTCCAAGAAAAGGTCATCTTTGCATTCTTCAGCCAGGAGATCTGGGCCTAGAGAATTTAGTTTATCAACTAGAGGCTGTTTTCCTTGCATGAACTTAATAGTGCCGAAGTTTCGCTGATCATTATAATACAGCTCGCCGTCATTTAGAACAAATTTTACTCGACTATGTTTGCTAGACTTGTCAGACCAAGACCCAGTCATCCCAAGTGTACTCCACAGACTCCACTGGTGGCTTAAAAGCATAAAAATAAACTTGCCGTGAACACCTGCTCCTAGGATTTTTATCGGAAACTCATCTTCAAACTTCTCAATATTCTCAATGGGTTTCTTCGTATACCTTCCACTAACCATCTCAATAGACTGAATCGTTCTATTTGACACTCTTTCTGATAACTGTAGTGCCATTCTTCTGCACTCTGGACCTTCAGGCAACTGTCTTCTCCTCGCAGATCAACTCGAATGTCTCAATAAACTTCTTCCAGGGCTTTTCTTTTAGCACTGAACTAAACTCCCACCCGAAGAAGCTTTCTTTGATTACATCTGGCTGTAAGTCAGTCTCAGAAACCTGGATTCCTTCTATTTCTAGATTCGTCAGAGGATCGATTCTAATCAAACTTAAATTGCGCAAGAAATGTGCTTCCCACTCTGGGTCAGATAATTTTTGCTCAAACAACTCGGGATTTCTCATAATCTTTTCTGCAGTCTTATCACCATGACGAGGGATGCCTGGAATGTTATCAGTTGCATCTCCTCGAATCGCCTTCCATTCTAGATAGTCATAGTCTGGAGGTTGAACAAACTCCTTCTTGATCGGGTGATACAATCGGATCTGTGGATTCTCATCAGTTAGCAGCTGAATGAAATCAGAATCACCTGAAGTGATGATCACATCATCTTCCCTGTGGAGCCTAGCGTAATGCGCGATGATGTCATCTGCTTCAAAGTCAGGATGGCGGACAATGCTGAATGGGAACGCTTTGTAAAGGAGCTCCACGCATTCATCTTTCTGCCTAAAGAAATCCTGCATTGCACTCCACTTGGGATCTGTCTCATCGATCTGACGGTTAGCCTTATAATCGCTGTCCATTTCAATGCGCTTCTTTGGGGTTCCCTCAAGGACAAAATAAACCTTGTCAGGATCGAATTTCTCGATAATTGGTCGTAGAGACCTAAAGAACATATAGGTTATGGAGTGATCACCGTTGTGATATCCTGCTCTTGCTCTATGAATAAGATTGTGACCGTCTAGAATAAGGACTTTCATGTAGCCTCCTGTGGTTATATTATACCATCAGGGCGATAGAATTACAATTTTATAACTAAGATGTGTGTGTGTTTTTCTCAAGACGGACGACGCCTTTGAGTGCTTTCACAGAAGACAATAAATCTTCAAGAAAAAGATTAGACCCACCAGCTCCTTCAGTTGGAATAAAGGATATCTCAACTGGAACCTTGGAGCGGCTGCCGATTTTCTTAATCGCGTCTCGCTGATAAACTGTAGCAACACCTTCCATCACACGAATCTTAGTGAGAAGGTTGTTGAGAAGGTAGGAGTTGTCGTAGATCATTACATATGTTTTAGACACAGTGTCAATAATCTTACGTTTAGCGTTTTGCTCGCTAATAACTTGCTGTACAACATTTCTAATTAGATCTGACATTTGATGCTCCGTTATTAATTATCATCTTGCGAGGTATTTTTTATCTCTACGCCGTTTTCGCCAAAAGAAATTGTGAACTTTATTGCATCTTCACCAGCTGAGATTATAGCTGTGGCAAGCTCTCCTTCAATGTGTTTTTGAGTCCATCTTCTAATAGCTCGGGCTCCAACAGTAGGATCGTAGGTCTCTTTTGCAACCTTTTCATACATAGTGGGATCAAAAGAAACCGAGATCCCTTTCTTCTCTAGGCGTCGAGAAATGTCGTCCATAACATTCTTAGCAATTCCGACCAAGTTGCTCTCAGCAAGAGGATTAAAAACAGCGATGTCGTCGATTCGATTAAGCAGTTCAGGACGATACTTGGCACGAAGAAGTTCTAATACTTTCTCTCGAGTTTCTTCTGTGACATCGCCGTCTTTTTGTAAGGCTTCAAGGAGCATGTGTGAGCCGATGTTAGAAGTCATAATCACAACTGTGTTCTTAAAATCAACTAGCCTGCCTTGGCCATCTGTAAGTCGGCCGTCATCAAGCAGCTGCAGGAGGACGTCAAAGACCTCTGGGTGGGCTTTCTCAATCTCATCTAATAGTACAATCGAGTATGGCCTTCTTCGTACTGCCTCAGTTAACTGTCCACCTTGTTCATACCCAATATAACCCGGGGGTGCTCCGACCATTCGTGATATCGAATGTTTCTCTCCATACTCAGACATGTCTACTCTAATCACATGATCGTAATCATCGAACATGATCTTAGCTAAAGATTTTGCAAGCCAAGTCTTACCTACACCAGATGGCCCCAAGAACAAGAATGATCCGATGGGCTTTGACTCATCTGAGAGACCTGCTCGAGACCTGACTATGGATTGGGCGACTGCTTTCACAGCCCGTTCTTGACCTAGAACAGTTCCGTTAAGAAGATCTTCTAACCCAGATAGCTTCTCTTTCTCTGTCTTACTTAGGTCGGCGGCTGGGATACCAGTCCAGGCTGCAACAACTTCCGCAATCTCTAAGGGCGTGATTTCATCTTTCATCATCTGCGAGTTTTGTCGCACTGATTTCATTGCGAACTCAGCAGAGTTAAGTGAAGAGTTGGCCAAAACTTTTTCTACTGTTGTTAATCTTTGCAAAGCAACGGCATCGCTCATGGCTTGAGCATCCTGAATCTTTGCTTCAATCTTTAGAATCTTAGACTTAGCTTCTTTAATTTTATCCATCGCGGCTTTTTCAGCATCAAACTGAGTTTGTAAAGCATTTCGCTTCTCACGAGAACCCGCTAATTCCTTTTTCATTTCTATAAGCTGTTGATCTACGTTTTTTTCCTTAGATAAACTGTCGATCTCGACTTCGAGAATCATTACTTTCTGATTTAGAGACTCAAGCTCTGGGGGAGCTGAAGTGTTGTCTGCTCGAACCTTAGCAGTAGATTCATCTACCAGGTCGATCGCTTTATCAGGAAGGTTCCGAGAAGGAACATATCTCTCACTTAGCTCAACTGCTGCAATCAATGCAGCATCACGAATCTGGAGACCGTGATACGCTTCATAAGAATCCCGGAGGCCTCTTAAGATTGCCATTGTCTGCCGTGAAGTTGGAGGCTCGACGTAAACTGTCTGGAATCTTCTTTCCAGAGCGGCGTCTGCTTCAATAGAAGTTCTAAATTCATCTTCAGTTGTTGCTCCGACAACTCGAACAGCACCACGATCCAGAAATGGTTTAAGAACAGAAGAGATTGATGGCGCGTTATCTCCACCACCACAGATCATGTGAATCTCGTCGATAAACAAAATGACTGGAATGGGACTTTCCTCTACTTCAGATAAGATTCCAGAGACTCTCTCTTCCATATCTCCGCGGTGTTTTGCGCCGGCCATTAGAGACGCAACGTCTAACTGAAGGAGCTTTGCGCCTTTCAAGTGAGACGGGATATCACCCTTGTGAATTCGATGGGCTAGCAAGTGAGCGATTGCGGTCTTGCCAACACCTGGTTTGCCGATAATAATCGGATTATTCTTGTTTCGTCGACAAAGAATTCGAATTACACTTCGAATCTCATCTTCTCGACCAATCACAGGAGGGATAGTGCCTGTTGAGCACTCTGCTACAAGCTCTCTACCTTTAGTTAAAAGAAGCTTGATTGAGTTTCGCTCTCGTCGATTCTCAACCTTCTTTCCTTGACGAAGGATCTCAACTTCTGCTTCAACTGCTTCTTGCGTGAGGCCCGCTTCGATCAAAAATCGTTTTGCAGGTTGCTCATTAACAGGATCAGTAAAAATCTCTAAGAACAATGTAGTTGAACTAGCGAACGAGTCACCTTTGCTCTTAGCAGTGAGTTGTGCCCTCGTTAAAAGCCGGAGAAGTCGAGGAGACACCGTAATGGAATCCTCTGCTGCAGTTTTCGCAGGCATTTTTAGCATCGCTGTAAGATGCAAGTTAAGCTTTGTCAATAGATCTTTTCGATCGACAGACAGCTTTGCCAGAATAGCCCTTACGGGATTGTCTTCCTGATTCAACATGCACACCAGAAGATGTTCTGGATATGGCTGGGGGTGATCGAGTTTTCTAGCTAGCTTGGATGAGGTCTGGATAGCTTCTGCGGCAAGATCAGTAAAGTCTTCAATGAGCATGTAAATCTCCGTCTACAATAGTATGTATGGAGTTACTACGTTTAGAAATGAACTCTTGCTTTGGTTCCATCTTCAAGCACAAATACATTCTCTTCAGGTGCTTCAGGCTTAATCTCTGGCTGTGCTTCATGGGCAGTCGAAGGTGAGTCACCGAACAGATTATGTGACAACTCTTTAGAACGAGAATCTACCTTAGAACACATGGTGTCGATATTTCTCGTAACATTGTCAATTAACAGGGTTCGGACTTCCTCTAGATTCTGGTAGACATCACCCTTAAGACGAGTGAGATCGATCGGATCGTCATTCTCTTTGTGTGAGACCAGGTAAGTTACTTCCTCACCCTTAAAAGTCTTACGAACAACTTGCTCGGCCACGACAACGGGCACGATCTTCATCTTCTCGACCATCACTACGAATAGTGTTTGGCCTACTTCGTACCTATTATTGTCCACGCAGAGCTTCGTTCAGCTCATCGGTGCAGACAAGGACGTCGTTATCTGTAGTGTTCTGGTGGTAGACGGAAAGATCTAGGCGAGCAAGCTCCTTCAAGAGCTTGGACTCCTCGCGGTGACCGCCGTAGGTTTCATAGAGTTTAACTAGACGCTTAACAGTTGTTGGGTGTAGACGCATTTGACATCTCCTTACCCATTAGTATACTAGGCCTGGAGAGAGATGTTTACTAATTATTAGTAATCTGGGCGAGTTCTTCAGCTGATATTTCAATCTCACTGAGGCTGAATCGTTTTCCACCGTATTCAAGGACATGCTCACCGTCTATCTCATAGATGACTGCCTCTTCTTCAGATTCTTCCATGACATCAAGGCCGTCGACATCTTCAACTGAATCTTCTTCTAGTACTTCTTCTTCGTGAGCAGCGCCGCAGTCTTCTTCCATGTCGTCTTCTTCGAACATATCACCAGGAGATTCTTCGCCTTCGTCTTCAAGCATTGGGCCGGACATGATAGGTGGGTGTTCGCCCTCTTCCAGCGCTTCTTCGTCTTCAGCTTCTTCCATAGCTCCAGGCTTAAAATCAATATTCTCAAGGGAAAGCGTGCCTTCCGCGACCATCTTGCGAATAGTGCGTCGGACAGCTTGACGGACCTGTGCGTCGGACTCATCAGCTTGACGAGTCTCAGTTGATTCATTGAGCTCCTCAGCTTGCTCACGAACTATTTCGTGGCGAGATTCATGGTTACCGAGGCCGGCGAGCAGCTCTAATCTATTTTTTCTAAAATCCATCGTGATTTCTCCTTGTGTACACAAAAGATGATTTAGTGAACGTTATTAAATATAACGCAACCTACTATTTATACCACTTGTTGTAAATCGAAGGAATACTTACCCGGATCTGTGAGCCAGTACTGCTTTCTACCCAGGTATCGATCTAGCTTCCGGCGGTAGATNCCATGCTCCCTCTCGATCCGACCATTTAGCTTCTCAAGCTGCTTGGGGGCTTTTGTAGTTTTGATCTTTTGAGTAACTACCTCAACTACATTATCGAACTTCTGGCGGGCTTGTACAATGAGATCGTCTAGCTTACTCAATTCAATATTATTCTTATTGATCACTTCACCCCAGAGAACAGTGCACTTCTTCATGCCTTCATGCTTCTTCATGGCAACCTTTCCGCGGGACCCCGGGGAAAGGGGCCTGAAGTCTTCTACTGTGAGCCCTGTAAAAAGAAGCACTGCGAAGCTGTCAAAATCGGGGGAAGCAATAAAATACAGATAATCAAGAGATCCCTTTTGGGCAAGTGTCTCATAATCCGATTGAAAGCTAATACTTCCAGACTTATTTACTGTGGTGAGCTTGCACTCAATTTCCCGATCAATATCCTGGATGTAAACATCTGGCATCCCGGGGGCTCCGTCATTGATAACATTCTCATATCGATTCCGCAAGGCTCGAGCAAGAAACTCTTCTTGTGCCATTGACATAAAAATATTTCTTCGGCCCAGGTTTGACTCTAAGTTCATCTCAAACTGGTTAAAATGTTTTTTGAGACCACGATAAAAACTTTGCATCTCCGACAAGGTTTGTCGGATGTCTTCTCTGTTAAGGTACATTTTTTCTATTCCAGATTTAATTTAACAGAATCTGTGATTTTTTGTCCTGCAGCAACAGCTTCTGCCATCGGCTGCAATCCCAAAGCAACTCTCACTTCATCATAGAGTTCGGGGCGAAGAGATTCTTTAAGGATGGCCATGTCTGCGTACTGGTGCATATCCCACTCAAATACAGGCAACTCCTCGCCTTCTGGTCCGGGCTCAACTTCTCCAGTATCGCTGGACTCAAAGATATAAAGCATCTTGGGCATCTCTTGCCCTTGAGGTACTTGAATGAAAGGGAAATTACTAGAAGTGCCTTCATCATTCTCTTCGTAGAGAATTTCTGGTACCCAGTTTGTGTTTCGATCTGACATTATTTTCTCCTAAGAATGTCAATAGTTTTATTATTATACGTCTATTTTTGATTTTGGTTAAGCTGCAGGGAAACTTTTTACATCTGGCCCTACTAGTTTATACCAGATTTGTTCCTTAGAATTTTCTGTTAAAGGCTCGGGCAAACCATTGAGAAAATTTTTCTTATCTCTTGTAGACATCCACTTACGCATATCTTCGCCCCTAACGTTTACAGTCTCTTCAATCGACACAGGCCTTCTGGAGATATTAGTAGCAACAAAATCTGCTGCTATTGTTCGGATTAAGGATTTTGAATTGTAACGGTTAATATCTCTTGGGTCCGAGTAGATACTAAAAACGTCGGTGGAATTACATTCTGATTCATTCTCCAGCATCTCATAAACAATCCTTACTGGGGCTTGGCCTGCAGGAAGCAGTTGTAGATTATCTTTTGCATTTTCGGGTAAAATTTGCGCCAAATGATCATTCCAAATATCCTCCATCTGCGCGCCTGTAACTACAGGTTCATTCTGGCGTGATCGATCTGACAGAGACACAATCACATGAACAACGTCATTTTCTTTGCAAGCAATCTCAACCATCTTGTGATGGCCCGCATGATACGGTTTAAAAGCGCCAGCAACAATTCCTACTTTCTTCATTATTTAGTCCAATCTTTGTTAAGACCTAAAATCTGGTTCAAAGGAGCAAACTTTCCCGTAAGCTTGTAAGAGTTTCCTTCAAACTTGAAAACGACCCCTTCTTGAGAAGAAGTAATTTGATCTTTGCAAGAAAGCTGGCATTTGTTTTTCTCTAACACACTTAGCTTTCTATCATCATTACTGTTTCTAACAGACTTAACAGCTTCTTCAAATGCTGTTTGGATTCGGGACAATTCTTTCTCATGACTGTCAACAAGACTAGAAGAAGTGCCTGACAGTGCGAGGGTTGATACTTCTCGAATAGTCTCCATTACTGGGGCTAAGTAAGATTCTCTAAGCTGCTTCCTCTTTTTCATAACATCACGAAGAGCTGCCTTCAATCCTGGTTTCATTCCCTTTGTAATCGAAGGTGCAGTCAAGGCACCTTTTTCATCGAACATTCTCATCATCACAAGATCTGTATAGTTCGAGCTTAAATTAAGGGATTCTAGGTGATCTTTTCTAATGCTTTTTGCAACATACTCTTTGAGAGTTGCTGCGTGATTCAAACCAGACTTTACGCAGACTTCATCAAGTGCAGTCGATGCCGAAGCAAACTGCTCGTAAGTAAGCTTATTTAAATTTGCTTTGAAAGAAGCACCGATCTTCCAAGTGTAACCCTCCGATTCAATACTTCCTGGAAGTGAGTCAGTGAGGATCTTGAATGCGGCAGTCTGCGCTTTAGTTGAAATAGCATGTCCGGTGATTGGGTCTCGAGAACCCGTGCCGTCCCAGTGAAAGATCAAGGCACAAGTATTGTACTGGATCACATTAGGATTAGCAAGATGAATGATCTCCGCTGAATACCACGTATTCCCTCCGAAAATCTTATTTATCTTCTCTGGATCCCAGGATGAGAAAATCTTAGCTGCAGTGAGTGCAGCATCTCGGAACGCAGTATGAACAGAGCCTCGGCCGGCGAAACGATTATCAATGTCGTTTACTGCGACTTGACCGTCTTTGATATCAGACAAGTTTCGGGCGAACCAAGGTAGCCCGTTTGAATCAACGTGGAGAAATATATTTTGTCCATCGAACTTCTCACAAGCAGAGTCAAGTTCTCCGTTTGTAATCTGCGTGAACATTGTTTTTAGATCCCGGAACCTCAAGTCGAGGTTGTCGTAGGGATGCATAAGATGACCGTGAAGAGCGCCCATTTCGTATCTCCTTTGGTACTATTATACCCCAGGAGTTTCGATTTACACAAAAACTATTCTTCTGATATTAAAACTTTTGTATCTTTTTGAGNTTTTACTTTTTCTAATCTGTCNCGGGTTTTTCTGGCGCGCTTGAGGCTGNTTCTGAGGTGTCTTACTGCTTGAGAAAGGACGTATCTTTCGCGNTCTCTCATTCCTCGGCGGTCTCTCATCGAGGCTAATTCTTCTAGATCCTTCTCAACTTCCTTAATATACTCTTCAGAAGCGAACTCCACCTTAGAACCCTCACGGGTCTTTCTCAGCTTAGTCTCGTTGAGATTTTCCGCTTCTTCGCGGACGATCTGCCTAAGCTTTTCAAGTGTGGTTTTCATTAAAATCTCCGCTAGATGTTTTCGACTTTCTCTAGTGTTCCTTTTGACATTGATATTTTAAAAGATTCGTAAATATAGTCTCTGATGTCTTTTAGCAATACTTCATCTTCATTTTTCTTAGACCACGTGCAAACTCTATTAATGAATTCCTGNGTGTGCTCTACTTCTAAAACTCCGCCTGNCGGCAAATGAATTGTTGTTTTTTCCAAGATTACCTCGNTTATTGTGCTACTTTAATTGGGGGAGCGATTTCCTCAGGTGAAGCGGATTTCTCTGCTGCTTGAGGCTTGTCGTTTTGAGATTGAGATTTTCTCTTTTTCTCTACTTCTTTAGCTGTGGAGTCTGTTGCTTGCATGACAACTTCTTCATCAGGAGTCTCAGCATCTGCAGCAGGAACGCCATCAACGATCACATCCGAAAGGCCTTCTAAGAACTCAGAAAGNGCCAGACGTTCGACAGGGTTGAGTCTATTAAAGTAGTCGTTAAGATTGTCTTTGACANATCGATCCTTCAAAGATCTTCCGCTTCTAATTTGATTAATAGAGTAGAGGATATTCTTCAAATCAACGTCTTCAGGTGTTTTGGGTTTCTCAGGTGCTCGATCCGCTGCGGCTGGTCGGTTCATTGGATCTTTCTCAGATTCCTCCGAAGATTTTTTCTCGGTTGACGGTTCTTCATCAGAAGATTCTGTCTCTTCCTCAGTCTCTTCAGCCTCTTCTTCGACTTCTTCTTGTTCCTGCATCTTTTTATAAAGCTCAAGTTGACGTTTACGCTCTTCTTCGGCAACCACGTCCTGGGCATCGTGGACGCTTTGTTCCACTATTGTCTTGAGGAAGCTACGAAGCTGTTCGCTTGTTTCGATTGTACGACTCATTTCTTTCTCCAAACAATTCTATTCTGTGGGCGTTCACGGTACAGCTTATTATATTTTTGCTGAGGTGTTTGCTTGCCGTGACCTGCGACTTCTTTCATTCTTTCTATCTTTTGCTTTTCTCGCAAAAGTTGGTCATCGAGAAACTTATCGAACTGAGTAACTGTAGGTTTCTTGGCTTTATCTTTTTTATTGTCTTTTGACATCTTACTTCTTCTTCCTTGTGGGCTGGCGTGTGATCAAGATCGACACATCATAATTATCACTTGAAAATGTGTTTGCCCTACACTCCCAAGCACAATTCTTAATATCTTTACTTAAAATCATCTCATCGTTTAAAAATACTTGTAAGTTATCGGGNCGGTCATCATTAAATATTCCACCAATATCTCTTGCAAAGCATGTGCCTTTGATATCAATAAACTTATCTGTTTCTTCAATNCTATTTAGCATCAATTCGGAATCTTGTATTTTTACAACTAAATCTTTGTGGTCATTTGCACTTGGTTCAACCAGCTCCTGTGGGCCGATTTTTCCCTCAAGACTCTTAGAAACGAAGAATCGATCCTCGTTAAGAAGGGATAAGCTATCAGATTCGGGTGTCTGCATAAATTAAATCCGCCAATCGAGACAATTGGTGGTCCATCTCTGTTATAGAGTTAAGATCTTTAGTATAGATCTCAACATGAATCTCATTTTCGTCAATAGTCATTCTGCTGTGGTGGTGCATTTTATCTTGTTCTTCAAGCATTTCCATGACGAATCGATTTCTATGATCTGCACCTGCAAAATCAAATGTTTTCTTAAGACGGCGTGGAGATTCCACAACTTCCCAAGTGGATCGGGCCGGCGTGACTGATAGCGGTAGTTCATTTGGCATAGTGGACATTCCCTGCAAAAAGTCAGGAACCTTCTTCTGCGGAACATTAGCGCGCAAATTATCGCTAATCTCTTTGAGAAGTGAGCGGTTCAACCTTATGCCTCCTCAGATTCTTGGAACTTAGGAATCTGGAAATCTTTTCCTAGTTGTTTTGTAACTTCTTTTTTATTTTCTTTACTACCAAGCGTCTTCACAAGCATGTCATAAGAGGCGCGGTCGCCTCGATCACTCATTCCTTTAACAGCAAGCTCTAGGGCTGCCTTACCATTCTCTTTGTTAAAGTGAAATTTTCTCATACTCTTTTCTGCACCTGGAAAATTATCTTTCACTGCCAAGTAGTAGTGAACCAAAGATGTGTAGTCATCCAAGAGCGAGCCGCCCTCTTTTGCACCCTCACTGTTTTGACTCAAATACTTTAAGATATCACCTGCGGCTTCTGGGTCGAACTCTGGAAGCGCTCCAGCTTTCTTAACTTCTTTCTTAAACTCAGCAGACCAAGGTAGAGATTTGAGTAGAAACTTCTGTATTGTTTTTGCTTCTGTAGGTGGTTCTTGAGTAATAGCAAAAACTTTATCTTGAAATTCCTCTGTGCCAACCGAGAGTGCGTGCAAGAACTTCATGAAACCAGAATCGCGGATATTTCTAAATGCACTATTGGAAATCGATTTCTGCATATCAAGTAGAATCTCTGCAAATCTACCTCGTTGCTCTTCTGACATATCGTCAAAGGATCGTGCGCCGCCGGTCGCGATTTGTTGCGCTGTATCTGTAGATGAATATTCCTCTTCTACTTCAAATACTTGATCTGTACTAAGGATTGAGTCAAGCATTACTGGATCTTCTAGTGCTTCTAGCTTAGAAAGAAGTGCTTCATCTTCGCTGTAAAGCTTTTTGGCAAGCTCTAATTTTTCTGCTGCTGCTTTTTCAGCAAGCTCAGATGCAACTTCTGATTGCTCAGCGCTTTTGGCTGCTGAAGTTTCTTTTTCTTTTTCTTGGCGGGCTCGCTCTCGTGGAGTTATCCTGGGAGCACCATCGATCATTTTTGCAAGAGCGGGATCTATTTCTACTTCCTCTTCCTCTTCCGCAGAAGCTTGTCCAACGTACGAAGACGTTGAAGCTTTTGGCGGGACGACTGCATAAATCTTTCTTCCTGGGGGATGCGCGGGCTTTTGAGGTTCTGCGACAACTTCCTCGTCTTCAACCTCTTCTTCTTCTTCGCCCTTCATTTTAATTTGGTCGAAATCCTGCTCGTACCCTACGCCTTTTGCAGCATCGATATCAACTGTATACGGCATTACTTGTTCAGCAATCAACTCGATAAGCGGCAATAAGTTCGTTCCTTCTGACACTATCTCGTTTGGTTCAGGGCCAGCCGCACGTTTCTTTGCAACTCGAACTGCTTTATCCACAATCTTTCTAAGCTGCTTAAACACAGGGGGAATTAGATCTTCAGGAACGTCAGCAAGGAGCTTTTCAGCAGCCACATTCATTTCTTCGTGATCTTTTGGTATGTAGTTCACGTTCTGAACGGGTGGCCCTAGGTCTTCTTGACCAACCACTGGGTCTGCATGAATGGGCAGATCTGACATTACATCCCCGTCATACGGCATGGGAAGCTTAGTTTCCTGGCCTTCTGCGGGCATTTCGGATTCAAGTAAATTTCTTACTAAATCACGTACAGCTTTTTCTGTTACCTTAATGGACATTTAAATCTCCGGATACAATCCAGTTATAAATATCGTTTCTGATAGAAATAATAGCTACTTAACCTGATTAAGTGACCAAGCAGCTGCCATAGTTACTGCGACGCCTGATACTACACCTATCGTTAGCCACATTCCAGTTCGCGGTTGCTTTAATCTTTTAATCTCTTCTGTCAGAAAATCAATTTGAGACTGTTTTATCTTTAATCTTTTATTAGTTAGATCTTTTTCTACTGCAATTTGAGCTTTTAACTTATCTTTTTCTGCTGCACACCAAGCAGAAGATTTCTCTTCTTGTTCTTTTAGCTTAAGGTTACATTTTTCTTCAGCAGAAGTTAAGTTAACAATAACAGACGGTACGGCATCTGATCTTATTAGCACGCCATCACATGCAACTACTTGATCTTTTTTAACTGGGCTTATCTGTGGACACTCTGCACGTACCACTCCTGGTAAAAGAAGTAGCACTAGGCAAAGAAAAGAAGCTAGTCGTTGCACGGTAGGCCTGCAAGTGCCATTACGCTTACAAGCCCAGGAAGAGCATCCCGAACATAGATGCCGGAAAAGAGCGTGTTAGTTCTGCCTCCAACATAAGCTGTTGCAGCCTCCAAGTGTCCGCTAATATCTACGTCATTAGCGTGATCTTCTGTGATTACTTGGAGAAGAACGCCGGTTTCGGCGTGACCTGCTGGTTTTGGGCAAGGTGAGTTGTTAATGCAGCTCTGATAGAGTTCAACACCTAGATTTGTACTTGGCTGAACAATTGCTGATCCCAGCACCATTCGCCCGGGAGAGCTAAGAAATCTCTCAAGATCTTTGCCGTCAAAGGCCTGGATTGGNGATTGCTCACANGCAAGCCTCAATAACTGCCAAAACATCTTTGCGAAAGCCTTGTTAGCAGCAGGGTAAAGACCAAGNACACCAACCTTGCCTCGGAAGGCATTCAGTTGTCGTTCATTATCAAGGACAATATGTGGGTTAGATGTAACATCGCTCTCAAGTGATTTAGCATTATTCTTAATTGTCGAATTTAGCTTCTCTTGAGATGTAGGTGAGGTCACAATGTATACAACCTTGCCGGTCGCTTCATTGATCTCAAGATATCTCTTAAAGACTGGATCTAAAATAGCAGCAGAAGAACCTGTTCCGCCACCGCCGCCGGCGCAAACAAACAGCCAATCAACTTTGCCGAGTCTAGTACGTAATGCATCTTCAACTAGTGCACTGTTTTCATTTAAAACCTGTCGACCCAGATCAATATTCTTGGCGACACCATCTGCGCCTGGCATGGCGAGCAGATGATCTTGGTCGATACCTGACTGGAAATCTTTGTCTGTAGTGTTGATTAAAAGAGTCTTTGTAAAGCCCAGATCTAAAAATGCTTTAGCAATCTTACANCCGCCGCCGCCGATTCCTACAAAGGCACAATTAATAGCAGACTCTGCTTCGTTATCTGGGAGAAGATTAGCAGACTCCTCCTGGTCTTCGTAATGATCAACAAAATCGAATTCACTCATTGGTATACTCCATCCAATTTACTTCTTTATTATATCTCTTACTTGTCTAAAGATAAACCCGTCGCTTCAGCTAATTTTTTAGCTAATTCTTCTGGGCTGAGATTTGTGTCTTTGACAATTTTTTCAATTTCTTTCTTGGTCTTTCGATCAAGTTTTTTGTTTTTCTCTGCATATTTTTCATCAATTTCACGCAGAGTATTTTTTAACTTCTCATCAATAGCTGCATTTCTCTCAATTAATTCTCTGTGAGACTCATCTATCGCTTTTAATTCTTCCGCATGAGATTTCTTTTGTTCATTTAAAATTTCCCACGGGTCGACATCTTTACCTCGAAGCAAGAACCAAAGCCCTAATCCGATCATAAAGGCCCCGAAAATTAAAACCGTAGATTTCGAGGATATCCACAGCTTCTTAATTGATTTAATTAAAGTGCTCATTTGCCTTTCCACTTTAAAAATGCATCAATGGCAGCCTGACCGCCGATATAAACAACCGACAGGAACGTCCACTGCTCTCCCGTAAGAAGCTCCCCATAAAGAAAACCGCAAGAGCAAAGCCAGACCAGGAACTTCCTAGATATAAACTTAGAAACATGCTTGTCAATAATTGCCGCCATCATTTTTCCTCCGTTTCATCCTCATAATCGAAACCTAAGAATTTCACTTCATCAGATTTTTTAGTTACTGGAGAATTTTGAAAGTCCAGTATTCTGAGGATCGTTGTATTAGTCTCACTTAACGCGTTCATAAAACTAATATGTTGATCCATGCGTTTATTAAGTATCATTACAGTTTGTGCAAGAACCTTATTTGACTCTGCTAGTTGTGCAACTCTTAACTCTAGATCTGCTATTAATTTTAATTTATTGTCGCGCTTTGACCACATTTTCAAATATCTTCCGGGTCGAAATCATCATCAAAATCACCGTTTTCAATGGCATCGAAAATTGATTCTGCATCGGTCTCTGAAAGTTTTTCGATATGACGTTCTCTTTTCTTTCTAGCTACTGTATCTAAAACTCTATGCGCGAAGCCATCTCCTCGAACAACTCTTTGTGCGAAATCCTCAAAAACTTCTTGCATAGACAACTTCTTCTTAATAAGTTCTATTCTAAAAGCTCCGTGTGTTTCTGTGAGGAGCTTAATATGAATTGACTTTCGATGGTCAAAGTCTTTATACTTGCTCACTCAAGCCGCCGCTCCCCCACCGGGTCCTGCGCCTTTTGCTGCGGGTGGTGGAATATCTGAATCTAAAACTCTTTCTACTGCGTCTTCGGGTAGTTCAAGTCGGTGGTCATCATAAAGAATTTCTTTTAACGCTTCGGCAGTACTATTATCATAATTTTCTCTGACATAGTTCTCTGCACGAGCCAAAATAATTGTAGAGACATCCAAAAGTTTTACTGGCATTGATGCAAGCCTTGCCACTCTTTCAGCAAACATTTGAACGTCTAATGAGGGGGAAGTCTCAGGCTCATCAATCTCTATTTCTTCACCTTCGACTTCTTCAACCTCTTTATCCTCAACTTTTTTCTCTTCGTCAGCTGCTGGATCAGCATCTTGGGCGAGAACTTGATCAGGAGAAGGATCAACAGGCTCGTCGCCGAGTTGCTCAAGGATAAATCCTAAAGTTTGCGGGAACGAATCTTCGTTAATGCCTTCTTTTTCTGGGGCTTCAGATGAAACTGCATCGTATTTTATGAAGAGGGCATCAACCTGCGCGTCAAGAGAATCAGGTAGAGACTTATGCTCATCTTTTTCATCTTCCTCCTGCAGGTTTTGAACCATCTCAAGAATCAATTTTTTGACCATGTCTTCCATTTATAACTCCTACTTAAGAACTTCAGCAATCTTTTCGGCGCGTGTAAAGCGGCTTTCGATTACGTTCCAGTTCAATTCTCTCATCATGTTAACTGTGTACTCAGACACATTCTTTAAATAATCCTTGTAATAAGCATGCTCCCACACATCCATGACAATCACTGGAATCAGGCCGATGGGCACGTTAGCAGCGTTCAAATCTATGACGCAGTTCATATAAGTGCGTGTAAAAATATTGTAACCTGTTACAACCCAGCCGCCNCGAGAAGCTGTTGCGCAGGCTAGAAAATCTCGTTGCCACTCATCGAAAGATCCAAAGTCTCTCTCTAGGCGCATGAACGAAAGNGTGTCCATTGTAATCTCACTTTGAAGATCACCGATGTTCGCAAAGTAAAGCTCATGTAGATATACACCGTTTAGATTGTAAGTCTCATCTACTTTAAGAGACCTAAAAAGAGAGTGATTTGAACTAGCATTAGATCGTGATGCTGCATCGAGCTCAGCGCTTACTCTATTAAAATCCTTTATTTCCTGATCATACAAGCTGAAGTGGTTTTTCTTGTTAGCTTGGGACAGTGCTTCGGTTGGAAGTGTGTATGTCTTAACTTGCGCCACTAGCGCTTCACCTAAAACTTCTTCTTGTCCTTCTTCGTTTTCCAAAGCAAGGGTTTCTTTGATCAGATCTGCAACTTCATTCTTTTTCATAACTGTTACTCTACCTTATAATTCTTTTTAAGTTCTTTTTCGCTCACGAAAAATAGTTGTCCTTCGGGGGTTTTTAGGGTTGCGCCTCGCTCATGTTTCCCGTCAGCTTCAGAAACATCCCCTTGATGCATCTTTGTGACCACATAAACCAATCCTGATTTTTTGTCACATACTTTTAATCCTGGTGACACTTTATTAAGGTTTTTTCCTAATGGCACCTTGTTGGCTTTGCATTCGTCTTCTTGCGTTGACTGAAGCTTTGCACGCTCTTCTTCTACGATCTGAGCTAGACGCTCTTTTGTGAGTACATTATTCACATTAACACTCCAGGCTGCCTATAAATATTCACCAAGATTAGCAATTTCACCTATGAAACGCTATATTGACTTACCTTTATTCCTGCTTCACGAAGAATATCGAGTCCGCGACTAACTCTATACTCCTCATCATATATCACTTCGTTAATATTTGAATTAACAATCATCTTGGCACAATGAGAACATGGACTCAATGTAATATACATCTTTTTTACCTTCGGATTGTTGTAGTCCAATTTGATAAGAGCATTCTGCTCTGCATGTATAAACCCAGATTCACCAGGTTCTTCAGACTCAACTCTATTTGGGCCACCCTTATAGTTACCATTATATCCCAGGGAAAGCAACTGGGTGTTATCCTCAGAAACGATAATGGTACCCACTTTATATCTTGGGTCATAAGATCGCTCTGCTACTGTATGAGCAACTCTCATCCAAACATTGTTCCACTCTGGGCGTCCGTCTTTTTGGTATCCGGGGGATACTTCTTGAGTGCAAGGACAACCATAGCAATTTGAACCACTACAAGATGATGACATTTTTTACCAGAAATACATTAATGAGAAATTAGGAATTGGGTGCATACCCAAGAACTGCACCTTGTGTTCAGCGTACCCAATCTGAACTGCAAGGGGAAGCTCTAGAGATACTGCAAACTGCTTCCAGCGGCGCTCCAAGCCAACGCCCGGACCAAAGGAAAGCATAAGCCCTTCATCTAGTCTAGACCCATCACATTGCTCAACTGTGCCGCATGTCCAGTCAAGCTCATCATAAGTGTGACGATTGTAGAATGCTGCCATCCCTAATGACCAGTATGCACGACCCCAGCTTGTGGAGTTTAGTGTCTTGAAGTAGGTTCCTCCGAGAAAAACGGTGGCATCAAAGTTATCCTCAACAATTGGCAGAGCTGACACTTGCCAGCCAGTTCCGTCCTTATGTTGCCTACTGTATCCTAAACCTACACCGTGTGTAGATCCAGCAACGAAACCGATTCTCTGCTCTGTTGCTTGTGCAGCAACAGGTAGCATTAAACTAAAAATTAGCAAATATTTCATTATGGTTCTTCTACCAGTTCACACCAGTGGTGATTGCGAAACGCCAGAACCCGTTTACATCAGGAACATACACAAGATGCAGTGGGACGCTCAGCTTTCCTGCGGCAGCTGTAAAGCCCAAAGCAGTTACAAGGTGAAT